TGATTGCCGCAATCCTTTTTGCCGCACGAGGCCCGATTCTTTGGGTGGTTCGCAAGTTCATTGGGATTCCCTGGTGAAACGCTGGCTTTTCTCAAACATCCAGGGGCTTTTGGCTATTGCTGTAGCCACTATCATCTTTTTCTTTTTAGGCCCGATCCTTCAGGGGTTTGACACTACGGCCGGGACCGTAGATCTCGGCTCTCTGCACGTTCTGGCATTTGGTGCAGTTCGATTTCTATTTTGCACGTTCATGGCTTGGACGGTGCTTCAGTTGGATTGGAAGATACTGGATCAATACGTCGACCGAGGTGCGCTCAGCGATGACTGGAAGGAATCGGGACCACGGACAAGGCTGTTTGTTTTTGCAGCCATGTTTTCCGTCCTGTTACTGGCAGCCATCCTGTCATGCCGATAAGCTATGTTTTTGCGATTACTCTTGCGCTTGCCTACCCCAATCTTTCTTTGGGTGATGCGGATGCGAGGAATCGGGTTGTCGAAACGGCCAGAAAAGCCATTGGGATCACAGAAGCTACGGGACAGAACGACGGGCCCGTGGTGGACGAGATCCTAGACTCCGTAGGTTTAAAAGGTACTCGAGCGCCTTGGTGCGCGGCTTTTGTTGTTTGGGTAGGGGATAAGACTTTTACTCGCCCGCTTAACCCATACCCCCGGACGGCTTGGTCTCCTACTATGCTGTACCGTCCTACTTGGGATAGGGCTAGGCTGGGTACGCCCCTTAAGCCTGCCGATGTTTTTGGGATCTGGTTTAACAGCATGGGTCGGGTAGCGCATACCGGTCTTGTAGAGAAAAACGACGGGGAGTGGCTTTTAACGATTGAAGGGAACACAAACGGGGGCGGTTCTCGCGACGGGGATGGGGTTTATAGGCGTCGCAGGCTGGCGGTTAATGTTCTGGGAAGGTCTTGGCTATGAGCCTTCGTATAGGGGCTATTGGAGTGCAAAGAGTGGCCGCAAAGCTCTTGGAGCAGGGGTTTCTTGTTTGCACGCCCGTAATAGACGAGGGGTACGATTTAATAACCGACTGGAGAGGTAAGCTTAGAAGAGTCCAGGTTAAAACCACTTCTGGGGCTTCTGATACCAAAGTGCGAAATAAGCTTAAGTTTCTGGCTGTAAAAGGTCCTGGCTACGGGTACGGAGCTCTTCTTAAAACCAACAAGACAAAGACAATTTATAACAAAACTGACTGTGATATTTTTATATTTTATCACATTCCTCTGGATGCCGTGTTTGTAATCCCACGGGCAAAGCTACCCAAGACAAAGTCTATCTACTTTGCCACCAACTCAGCCTGGCGAGACAACTGGGAAGTATTACGGCCCAAAGGTTGAAACGGCTTTTATTTCTGAGAAAATAACCATATGGCCATAGAAGATTCAGGACGACAGAAAGGAGGGTTTAACGGGTTGGAAAGTGGCATGGATTCCTCAAAAGAACCAAACATGATTAGCGAAAAGAGCTACGCTCTTGGCGTCAATGTGACAGCTCGTGGTGGAACCGTAAAGACACGGCCTGGGTTCGTGCAACTTGACCTAAAACCTGACCCCGAAGATCCGGATGCTCTTGAATCTTTTCACGGAGCATATTTTCAAGGCGCTACACTATTTACTCAACCCGCCAACCGTGACGAAGCTTCTGATTTAGCCGACGGCGGGAAGGGCAAAACCTACATTATTGCAGCAGCGGGTGGATGGATCTTTCGAATTGATCCACAGACAAAAAAGATAATCCGACTGAACGGAACTTCAGGAACTGTAATTTCCGCTAAGGCGATCTCCAGCATTACGTGCTCTGGGACGACTGCAACCCTTACAACAAGCGCCCCGCATCAACTAAACCCAGGGGACAAGGTAACTGTTACAGATACGCTTCAAGCCCACCTTAACGTTTCCGATACCACAATTTTAACAACGCCTACCCTAACTTCATTTACCTATACGGCTAATTCGTCTTCTTCCGTTGGATCTTCTGTGGGGTCTTACACAATTTACAACCCGTGCGTTGGCTACGTAAACCTTCCAAAATTTATGGACACCACGTACTACACCTTGAGGGTAGCTGGTGCAGGGAGGGCAACCAATGGAGCTGGGCTCACAAATAGTTCAAAAGTCATTATTGAAGATCCACTCCCAACAGGAGTTCTGCTCGGTAAAACAGGTACAGATTTTGCAGCTTCCGCAACAACCGCGTCTGGAGCACTTAACTACGTCACTGTTGCGGACGGAGGCACTGGCTTTAGCAAGAACGCTAAAGCGTACGTGGTTGGAACTACAAACGCCTCGCTTGCACTACGGTTTTCAAGAGACTCTTCTGCTGCAGAGCGCCCTTGGCCCGACCAGAACCACGAGACAAACCGTCACTATTTTTGTCAGGCTGAAAAGTACTTGATCATTCAAGACGGAGTTAATGCTCCTCTTATTTTTGACGGAGAAAACATTCGGAGAGCTCACATAACTTCTAACCCAGCTATTTCAATGGGCGTTGGTAGTGGGACAGTAGTTTCTATTGTTGTTACAAATCGAGGCACTGGGTACACCTCAGCTCCTACGGTTACTATATCTGCTCCCGGTGGGAGCGGCGTCACCGCTACGGCAAACGCTGCGGTTAACTCTACTAGCGGGCAAGTTGAGCGTGTGACTGTCTCAAACGCCGGTACAAGCTACACATCAGCCCCGACGATTACTTTTTCTGGGGGTGGAGGTTCCGGAGCAAAAGCTTACGCTATTCTTGAGACCCCTTCTGAAATACCTACAGGTTCAATTATGGCTTACGGGCAGGGGAGGCTTTTTGTTGCCAACCCAAATCGTTTTGAAATTCAAGCCCTAGACCTTGTCGGCTCTCACGTAAATGTTAAAGCAGGGACAACAAGCTCTGGGGCTGTAAATTACCCTCTTTCAGACCCAAGAGCTTCAGTTTTATTTAATACCGAAAACACATATCTTAATGAGGGTGGAAGTCTTCTCATGCCTTCGTTCATGGGGAGAATTACCGGGATGCAGTTTGTTCCCACCCAGAACACGGTAGCGGGGCAAGGACAGTTGTTTGTATTCTGCGAGTTTGGCGCAGCTACTTTTGCCGTAACTACTCCAAGATCTCAGTGGGGCGCTACAGCAGGCTTTCAAACTGTTCTTTACACAAACATTGGAGCCGTCGGACCTGATGCCTTTGCACAGGTTAACGGCGATTTATTCTTCCGATCCAACGACGGACTTCGCACCTACAAAAATGCAACCGCAGAGATGGAGACGTATGGGAATACGGCTATGAGCGCCGAGATGAATTCTATTCTCAACCAGGAACCTATTCATCTTCTGCAGGACGTGAGTCTAGCTTACACAGATCGCGGTCGAGTTCTCATGACTGCTTTACCTCAAGAGTACCAACCAGAGACATTTAACAGTAAATCCAAGAAGATTTATAAAGCCCTGATCAGCTTGGATTTTAATTCCATGACAGGGAGTCTTGGTAAAACGGCCGCAGCTTACGACGGTGTATGGACCGGCGTTGACATGCTTCAAGTTATTGCTGGCGACTTTGGTCGCAGGAATAGGGCTTTTATCCTGGGTATCAGTTGTAATCTAAATAGCGTTTGGGAAATTGACCCAAGCACTCACGAAGATCGCCCAATTGCTGGCAGCGAATTGACATTCACAAATAGTCTTTTGTCGGGCACGTATCAACTTGCTGCGCTTGCTGGAACTACAAACGGTAAGTTTGACTTAACCAAGATAGCTGCCCTCGGCCCACAGAACGTAAAACTAACTCTTAGCACAGAGAACGAATCCACGAACACAGTTTGGACGCCAACCGGTATGGGGACCCAAGGCATATCTGTTTCTTATGCAGTTAGCAGTCTCGACGTGTCTGAAAATTCTTTCTCTTCTGATTCTAGTATCTCTCCTTTTCTAAAAACATTAACCGTTACGCTCCCTTCTCAAGCCTCAGGAAAAGCTTCTATTGAAGTAGATCTCGGACCAATCAATACCACAGGATTCATATATGTGACCGCATCTCCAACCGGAACCTTACCTGCGGAAAACTCTTCAACATTCGCTCTTTCTGTTACTGGCAGTTCTTCTGGTTCTGTACCTATTCGAGCCGAACTTGAGACAACAGCTTACTCATTCAGATCCATGTTTGAGTTGAAAAAACTCATACGCGCAGATTTCTGGTTTTCAAATCTTCGAGATCAGACGGATGTTGAGGTGTATTACAAGCCAGACCAATACCCCAGCTGGATATTCTGGGACAACTTTTACATGCTCCCAGAGACCTCGGTTTCTATTCGTGAATTGAGTGGTGATGCAATTACCCAGGCAAATCTAAGTTCATCTTTGACGCCGACCCAACTGGCCACACTGTCGGCTACATTGAACAAAATAGACCTGACTAAATACTCAAGTCGACTTACTCGTGGTCTTGGTCTTCGGCTTGATTTTACCACCAGCGAAACTCCTCCTGGCACGGGTTCAGCTCCCTTTTTTATTGGAGTGTCTTACCTTGTGTCTTCTTTAAGCCCAACTCAGGTCTCAGCATTGGTCAACGGAACCTCTGAGTACTCGGCTTTTTATGACTCTTTTAGGACCGTAAACGTCAACCTTCCCACCGATAGAGTCGCATCAAGATTCTTTAATCTATATCGGCCAACTGGGAATTACCTCTACCTTAAGCTTTCCTACCCAAGCACTTTGCCCAATTCAACTTATTCTTTGACGGTAACTCCTTATGGATTTAATCAAAGTGGAGCCACCCCGGATGTTGTCGATACAACCGGTTTTCTTTCGACCATTCCGAACCTTAAACCTCAATTTGCGCCCCAGATCCGGCTTATGAATCCGCGGGAACAGGCCGATCCTTTGACGAGCAGAATGTTTTCTCATGGGTATGATTTTCAAGGGCGCATTGTGTGGACAGGTAACGCAACCCTACAAAAAATGTTTTTACATTGTCAGACCTTGGTTGAACAAGTGGGAGGCAACATCTAATGAGCAACGAACTTAATAAAGGGCAATGGCTACAGCTCGACGCCGTAGAGCCCTCACTGTTCCTGCACTATTCCGAAGTATGTAGCTCTGTAATATCTGAGGAGTTACTGACCGAGCCAGGCACTTTAACTTTATCAGGCGGTTCGACGCTGTTTGGCGAACCTATTACAGATCAAAGCGATACTTCATTATTGACATAAACGGGTCAGTAGCCCAGAATAGGAGATTCCGCTATGCCTAAGATCACAGACCTACAATCATTCTCAGGGACTTTAAGCAGCACGGATGTGCTTCCGGTCGTAAATTCTTCGGTAACCAAGAAAATTGCTATCTCTGAGCTTCGTGGAAACATTTTATCAAGCGGATCGGTTTCGTCTCAGCAGTTAGCAAATTCCGCTGTCACGACTGACAAACTAGCCGCTCGTGTTGTCACAGGCGCCAAGATAGCTGTAGGCACGATCCTACCAGAAAATCTTGAATCTCGTACCGGGCTTACCGCGGGCTCTTACGGCTCTAATAGCGCAGTCCCAACATTCACTGTAAACGACCAGGGGCTTATTACCGCCGCTGGTTCTACAAGCCTTCGTCAGCAGGTGAGCGCCAATGTCTTTCAACCGTACAATACTCAAACTGTTGTTCTCTTTAAGACTACTCACGCCATGACCATTAATACGGCCGTTACAACGACGTTTGGTTCTGGCTCTGCGACCGTTACTCTTTCTCCCGCTCTTTCAAACGGAACTGTTATTGCAGCTGGTACTAGCGTCACTGCTACATTCTCAAATCTTTCTGGCACCGTCGCCAACGCGACAATCTCATTTGGGTACACGAGCTAACGCCATGATGGTTAGCATCGTCGATAGCGCGACATTCAAGTTGGATATTGGTACCGCTAATACCAATTCCTACAACCTTAATTTACGCACATTGTTTGAAACTCAGTATCCTTATGTGGGTTCTGGAGCAACCGTAGAGTTTACTGTCCTTGGAAACATTGGAAGCACCTCCACAAGCACTTACTCTTTGCAAACAGGGTCTTGGCCCGCCGGATCAAATATCAAACTTATCCTACCCGCAACAAGCGGAGGCACTACAAACAGTCCCGCGAACGGAATTATAGCTGGAAAGGGAGGCTCTGCTTCTTTTAGTGGTTGTTGCGATCAGCAAGGCCAGGCCGTTTATTCTGAGCAGGGCGGTCCCGCAATCCTTTTGAGTTACCCGCTCACCATTCAAAATAGCGGTATTATTGGTTCTGGTGGCACTGGTGGTCACGGCATTACGCAAAACCGAGACAACCCTACCGCTGGCGACGGGGGCGGAGGAGCAGGTATTGACCCCGGTTACAGTCAGGCTAGGGGGCGAAATTACCGGGGTGCCGCCGTGTATAGTTCTTATTTGGTTGGCGGAGAAAGCACCGGAGTATTCGGGGGCAATTTAGGCTCAGGTAACGGCTACATTGGGACTTCATACGCAATTGTTGCACAGGGTAACGCCCTTACAGTCACAGGAAGCGGTCAACTTTTAGGAGGCACTAACTAATTATGGCTCTATTAGCATCTACACTCCCAGCCGGTACAAAGTACGCAACCCCGCAAGAGTTGCTGTCTTTGTTTGCCGAGAACCTTTCTGTCCCAGCTTCGGACGCCAGCGTATTTGTTCTCAGTACAACGGCCCCGAACGATCAGTCCAAGATCTGGCTGGATTCTTCCACAGCCAATCCAACTCTGAAGATTTATAACGGCGGGTGGATTTCGATCAGCGCCCAGAACACGTTTACCAGCGGGTTTACTGTTTCGGGTGGTAATGTTCGGTTAATCAACCCATCTCTTTCAATCGACAATACAGGCACGTATGCCGGTCGAGTGGGTATTGGAACCGAGACACCTACAACAAAGTTGGATGTGGTTGGGGCGATTAAAACCGACACATCTGTAACCACCCCCGCATTGATTCACCCCACGAGTGGGACTTTAGCAATAACTGGCGGTCTTTCTACGACCGGCGGTATCACCATGTCGAGCGGAAGCCTTAGCATTACGGCCGGGGCTATCACTGCGTCGGGTAATATTACCTCCTCTGGCGGTACAGTTTCAGCCACAGCGATCAATGTTGGAACAGGCGCGATTACGGGCGGTTCACTTTCCCTGACGGCTGCTTCAATCAATTCGGCTGGATTGTTGACTGCGGCTAACATCACAACGGCAGGAGTTTTAACCGCAGGGAGCATCGTTCTACCTTCGGCAACAACGGCTACAACAAGTGTTTCTGCTGGCGGGGCAGCAGCTCTCCCGGCAACTCCTGTTGGCTATCTTCAAGTAACAATTAACGGAACGATTAGAAAGATTCCTTTCTACCCGAACACCTAATGACATTTGGCGAAATCAAATCAGAAATTGCGCGGGTAGTTGATAACGGAGTTCCGTCAACGGATGCTCGTGTAATTCAACGGGTCAACCAGGCTCAACGCCGTCTGCATGCGATTCGTGCATGGCTTGGGGCGGTAGCCAAGTACAAGGTTGATGTCACCTCTGGCGTGTTTACGCTACCTACCCAATTAGAGTCAATTGTTCGTGTCGCCAAAAACAACAACGCAAACCTGGCTTCTGGCAATGTACTACTTTGCGACAATGCGTACGTATTCATTCACGATGATGGGGATCTCGTACCTTTAAACTTTGAGCCCATCGGCTCCACAGCCAACGTCATTCAATTTAGAATTGATTCTTCAGTAAGCCCAGCTCCTACAAGCGTCATTGTTACTGGCAAAAAGAAAATGGACGATGTTGAGAACGATGCAGATGAACTAATTATTGCAGACCTTGAAGCCCTGAAGTTGATGGTTCTTGCATTGTGGCGTGAAGAAAACAACCAGGTCGACATGGCTACGAGTCTCCAGGCTAAAGCTGTGGAGCATCTGGCTTACAAAACCGATATGTCGGTTGAAGAGGCGCGTCGGCTCGTTTATCAATCCAAGCTCTCAACCCATGCCGTCGGCACAATGGGATATGTTCGAGCCAAGCTCGGCTTGGATCTTGAGTTCGGTATCAAGCTTGAGGACGCCAAGCTGTTCGACATGGTCAACAAGGCTCAAGATCTTCTGATCACCAAAAAGCGACTCTTACTTTCTTCTTTGCGCTACGGCGTAAAGGACGGTCTGACTCTTCCGACCTACAGTTACATAGTTTCTGATACAGCTGTACTTCCTGTATCCAATTACCAGATCGTGAAACTTGCGGTGCTGGCTTTAACAGCTCTTTCACTATCATCCAAAAATGCACAGCTCAGCCTGGAGCAAGCGGCAAAGTTTGAAGCCGAGGCCATTAAGATGTTGGAAGAAGAGCTCAGCGTAGAGCTTGAGTCCAAACGGCACGGAACCTACACAACGGCTTTGTCGACCGCCATCCCTGGAACTCTTGGGTATATGAAAGCTCGTTTTGCTCTTGAGGCTCCGAATGGGTTGAGGTTATCTGACTCCGAACTGACCCGCTTCATTAATCAAAGCGAAGAGCAGTGTATGCGGATGGGTACTTTCGTTGGCACGATCAAAACCTATACGCTTACAATCGACCAGACGGATGGTCTTGTTTACGTACCCAACGACGTTGAAGCTATCCTGGGCGCAACTTTTAACGGATATCCGATCCCGGTGTACGACGAGTTTTATGATTTCAAAGAAAACGGACCTGGCTATCAGCAGGTCGATATTGACTCTAATAATACCGCTAATTTAACCGCCTCGCCCTGTATGGTCGCGAGAGGGGAGACCCGGGTGAACAACGTCCAATACCGCGCTTACTTTGTTCGCGGTAACTGGGCCAATAGCTCTTATGTCCGTCTCCTGGTCAAGAAGCGTCCGGTCTACAAAACCAACGACAGCGATGTGATGAGCATCAAGAACTATCCAGCAATTTTCAATATGGCTTTGGCTGCTCTCACAATTACCAGCAACGTTGAGCAATCAGCTATGCATGAACAGAAAGCTCTTATGCTTCTGCGTGACGAGCTACGGGAATCCAAGACAGGGGAACACCATTCGATCCGCGTTCAGGCTCAGAATTTCTCACTAGGCGGAGTCATTCCGATCATATGAGCGAAGTAATCACACCAGTAACAGTAATTGGGGATTCAGCTATCGGGGGTACAGCCACCGTTGATAGCGGTGATATCGCCGTAGTTGCGGGAAATCTTTCTTCGATCGATGTTGTTTCAAACAGTATCGGCAGTGTTATTACGGATGCGAACAACATAACTTCAATCAACACCGTCGCAGCAAGCAATACGCAGGTCGTGAACGTTTCGAACAACATGACCAAGGTTCAAACCGTTTATGACAAGCTTGGTGAGCTAAACCGGTACTACACAACCTTTATAGGGACTAGCGCGACAGATCCAACGCTTCGCCTGGACGGGTCGGCAGTTCAAACAGGGGACCTGTATTACTCGACCTCAATGCCCGGCATGAAGGTTAAGACAGCTTTGGGGTGGGAAGCTTCTGGATCTGGCATCTCAGGATCTTTTAAGTTTTCAGCCGGGTCAGCCGCAGCTCCATCCATTACAACTTTTGGGGACGAAGACACGGGGGTGTATTTCCCGGCAGCCAACACAACAGCTTTAACGACAAATGGGGTCGACCGCCTTAGTGTCGGGCCTACTGGAACAGTCACAATAGGGGGCGCTACCGCGTTAAATACTCTTTCGGTGTCCGGAGCCAGCACTTTTACAATTGCTCCAATTGTTTCTTCGACTACCGCTCTGCAAGCCGTCTTTACAGGATCCGACAAATCTCTGGTCTCTAATGCTATTACCGGCACAGGCAACGTAGTTATGTCAGCTTCTCCGACTTTAACCGGCACGATAGCAGGGGCATCTCAGACATTATCTGGGACCTTGGCCGTCACCGGAGCGATTACGGCTACGGGCGGGGTTCTTGGAAACGTTACAGGTAATGTAACCGGCAACGTAACTGGTAACGTAACTGGTAACACATCGGGTTCTTCCGGTTCCTGTACGGGTAATGCCGCCACGGCTACGGCCCTGGCTACCGGACGGACAATCGGGATTACGGGCGATGTCTCTTATACATCTGGCTCGTTTGACGGCACCGGTAACGTTACGGGTTCGGCAACCCTGGCTACAACGGGTGTTTCGGCGGGCAGTTACGGAAGCACTTCATCCATCCCAACCATTACGGTAGACGCAAAAGGTCGGGTGACATCGGTTACATCCAACGCGATCACCATAGCCGCAGGGGCTGTCGGGGGTGGAACTGATAGAATTTTCTGGGAGAATGATCAGGTTGTGACGACTAGCTACACACTAACTTCAAACAAGAACGCTGTGACCGCTGGTCCGATCACAGTAAACACAGGGGTCACTGTAACAATCCCGACAGGCGGGGTCTGGACGGTGGTTTAATATGCCTATAGCAATCAACGGAACTGGAACGATAACTGGAATCTCCGCAGGGGGATTGCCAGACCTATCTATTACTACTGCCGACATTGCGGATAGCGCAATTACTACGGCCAAGATTGCTGCTGGCGCAGTAGTTCCAGCAGACCTTTCACAACCAATGACACTTATGACTGGTGTTGCGGCAAGCACTGCCTCTGTTGTTTATACTGGCATCCCTAGTTGGGCTAAAAGAATAACAATCATGTTTTACGAAATATCCCTCACAGGAGCCAACCATATTCTTGTTCAGTTGGGGACATCGAGTGGTTTCGAACAATCAGGATATAAATCGCAAATGTCACTCACTAACACAGGCAGCTCAACCGCAAATAGTACAACAGGCTTTATAATGCACTTCACAGAAGCTAATTCTTTTTCTAACGGCACAATGACAATTAGTCATATGGGGAGCAACGTGTGGACATCCTCGGGAACATATCAATGGACAGGCAGTACGAACTCTACAATTATGTCTGGTGGGTCAAAAGTTCTTACGACGGGTGTTTTAAATCGAGTTCAAATCCTGTCAGCCAACGCAACAGATACTTTTGATTCTGGCTCCGTCAACGTAATGTACGAAGGATAATTATGAGCCTCCTAAAAGCCAACTCAGTCCAAATCGGCCAGTCAGCAACTGCCACCCAAAACTTCACCCTGTCCGTCCCAGCCTCACCCGATGGCACGATTAAGCTGGCGAGGGGCAACAGCGGTGCGACAACGCAGGATATATTGTCAGTAAACTCAAGTGGTGCAGTAACTATCAATAACCTAAATAACCAATCATTTAGGAACCGCATAAAAAACGGTGACTGTCGCATTGATCAACGAAATGCCGGAGCGAGCGTTGCTTGGGCAGCAAATACCAACGGCTACACTATTGATAGGTGGAAGCTTACTCAAAACGGAACAGTAGCTTCCACGGTTCAGAGAAGCACAGTTGTTCCGACTGGTCAGGGATTCACAAATAGCCTTTTAACCACAATAACTACAGCCGAGACAGCTGTAGGAACCGGTAACAAAACTGGCGGCTATTATTACATGCTGGAGGGTTACGACACATCTGACTTTGGCTGGGGTACGGCATCAGCTCAAACTATAACAATTTCATTTTGGGTTAGATCTTCCGTAGTTGGAACATACTCTTTCTCAGTCATGAACACATCGTTTAACAGAAGCTATAATAGTTCTTATACAATCACGACCGCAAACACATGGGAAAAGAAAATATTTACAATCCCTGGCGACACAGGGGCCACGTCAATGGACACGACAAATGGAATTGCTCTTAGTTTGGTGTTTGATCTTGGATTTAGCCCAATGTACGAGTCATCAACAGCTAATGCCTGGCAGGGCTCTAGTTCGTATGCGCTTTCTGGTTGCACTAAACTATCAAGCACAGTCGGCGCCACATTCTATCTTACTGGCCTGCAGCTTGAAGTTGGCTCAACCGCAACCGACTTTGAGCGCAGGCCGTATGGAACTGAACTGGCATTGTGCCAGAGGTATTACAATCGACAAGAAGGAACTGCCGCAGCAGGTAATTATTTTCCGTTGTGTAATGGGTACATGTACTCCTCGTATCAGTGGGAGTCCGTGTACTTTTTTCCTGTTGAGATGAGGGTTTCTCCAGTCTTTTCTTCATCAGCTCTTTCTACGTTGGTATTGAGAGTTACAGGCACTGCTTTGACAAGCCTTGATTCGTATAGTCCAAACACGAAATCTACTTTGCTTTACACAACAAATGTTGCGGCTGGAGCTGCTGGTTATGCCCAAGGCTTGGCGGTGAAACCCTCATCAACTGGGTTTATTCAATTCAGCGCAGAACTATAAATGAAAAAGTATAAAAATATAATGTTTGGGGATAGGGTAAATGATACCGTTATTTTACGCATTGAAGATAACGCTTGTGTCCCACTCGACCCAGCCAACACCGACTACCAAGCCTACCTAAAATGGCTGGCTGAAGGTAATGAACCCCTACCAGCTGACCAACCTACCGAAGGATAATTATGCCAACTTCAATCCACGGAACTAACGGAATCACCTTCAATGACGGCTCAACGCAGAACACTCGCTCTGCGGTTGGCTACCGAAACCGCGTCATCAATGGTGATATGCGGATTTGGCAACGTGCAACATCCTATAACATGACTGCATCTTGGGCGTATGGTTCTGTTGACAGGTGGATTTGCACAAGCAGCCCAAGTGCTAGTGGATTCTTTAACAGAAGCACATCTGTACCAACTGGTTTCCAATATTCAGTTCAGATGGGGCGTACAGCAGCAAGCACTGTCACAAGTCCAATTCAATGTGTACAGGCAATTGAATCGGTAAATTGCTATGGTCTACAAGGGCAAACCGTAACATTATCTTTTTGGGCTAGGGCAGGGGCTAATTTTAGCTCAAGTGGAGGCATTCTTTACTCGGGTATTGGGACTGGCACAGTAGCCGACCAAGCAGCAAGCGGTTTTTATTCATGGACTGGCAGTACTTTACAAGGACAAAACAATACACTTACCACAACATGGACACGCTATACCTACACTGCAACCATTGCTTCTGATGTATTAGAGGTTGGGATTGTCTTTAGTTCCACTCCTACGGGCACTGCTGGTGCTGACGATTCTGTGTACATCACAGGAGTTCAGCTTGAAGCAGGCCCAACTGCTACCGACTTTGAGCGCAGGCCGATTGGGACGGAGTTGGTGTTGTGTCAGAGGTATTAT